TCCCTTCCTATGGATGTATTATGGACAGCCTTGTGATCTATTGTTTCAAAAGCCTCAGACCATAGGATGTACCGGCATATGGGTAGTAGTGAAGGATGAGAATACCAAAAGATTCCTAAAGCGGGCAAAGGAGAAGACAGGATGCGAGCTATTTGAAGTAGATAAATAGTGTTAATAAAATAAAAACGGACAAGATGAGGAATATCTATTTTTATGCGTTTTTAGTTGGAAATTGATATAAAATAGTGTGTTTTCGTTTCTTTTTCGGGTGTTTTTGCCGTGTTTTATTGTGTTAAATTTGTGTTAATAGTGATAGTTGTTCCTTTTTATGAGGTTGTTTATCTTATGCGTTATTCCTATGGGACAATCTGATTAAGCGGAAAGAATAAAAAAATATGTAATGAAAAATAAACTTGTAGTCCTTTGTGTACTAATTCTATATGCTGAATTTATGTTAAAATTAACAAATTATTCAATCGAAAGGGGATAGGGGGTCAAATTTGTGCGTTTTCAGCCTTCGAAACCTCGCCCCACCCTTCTTCACACGCACGGAACTTTTTTGAAAAAAGCCAAAGTGTTTCGTTGTGTTAAAATAGGTCAGACATATTAATGGTTTTTAGAAAAAGAAAAAGCTATGGCAAAATATAAAAAGATAACCTTCAGGATTCCGGACAGCATCCGTCATGATGAGGCTCGGAAGATTATAGCGGATATCGTGAAGCAGCTTAATAAAAGCGAGATGCTGGAAGTAGCCGATATACCTCAGTTGCATCGTATGTCAATTGCTTATGATACCTATCTGACCTGTGTCGACATTCTTGCAGAGGAAGGTCTGACGATGAGAAATTTAAAAGGCGAAATCGTGAAGCGTCCTGAAGCCAATTTATTAAAAGAGAGCTGGAGTCAATATCTGGAATTGGCGAAAGAGTATGGATTGACAGTGAAGAGTAAGGGGCAGATAAAAGCGTTGAATGTTGAAGATGCTGAGGAATCTCCATTAACTGCTTTTTTGAGAGAGAATAAGGAAATGCGTTAATGCAGACAAAAGCGTATTATAAGTATGCACAGGATGTCATAGAAGGCAATGTTGTTTGTGGGAGGTATATAAAACTTGCCGCAGAACGCTTTTTTGACTTTATGGAGAACGACCGGTATGAATTCAGGGAGGAGAAAGTTGACTATGTTATAAAGTTCTTTTCGATCCTGCGTCATTTTACGGGAAGGCATGCGGGAAAGCCGTTCGCGCTCCAGCCTTGGCAGCAGTTTGTGATTGCGTCTATTTATGGATTTTATGTGAAGGAGACCAATGAACGCTTAGTAAAATACGTGTATATAGAGATTTCAAGAAAAAACGGAAAGACAGCGTTTGCTGCCGGGTTATGTCTTTTTCATCTTATAGCAGATGGAGAAATGGATGCCGAGGTCGATTTGGCTGCAAACTCAAAAGATCAGGCAAAGATTGCTTTCAAGTTTTGTTCTCAGTTTGCTAAAGGGCTTGATCCAAGAGGAAGGGATCTGGTATCATTCAGGGATAAGGTAAAGTTTGAGCAGATGCTCAGTATACTTCAGGTTTTTGCGGCAGACGATTCCAAGTTGGATGGTTTTAATGCGTCAATGTATCTGATAGATGAGTATCATGCGGCTAAAAACTCCGGATTGAAGGATGTGCTCCAGTCTTCGCAGGGTATGCGCGATAATCCGATGGCTGTTATTATTACTACTGCCGGCTTTGACAAATTGGGTCCGTGTTATCAGTATCGGGAAATGTGTACTGAGGTTCTTTCCGGTTTAAAGGAAAATGATGCCTTGTTCGCGGCCATTTATTCGCTTGACGAAGGGGATGATTGGAAAGATCCTCAAAACTGGGGTAAAAGTAATCCGAATATTGGCGTAACCGTAAAGCCTCAGTACTTGCAGACCCAGGTTCAGTCAGCAAAGAACTCTCCTTCGGAAGAGGTTGGTATCAGAACTAAGAATTTCAACATATGGTGCGATTCTGAAACTATATGGATTCCGGATCATTATATATTGCAGGCATCTGCCGATATTGACTTCGAGCAGTTTAGCGGTATGGATTGTTATGCCGGTATCGACTTGTCCAGCACCAGCGACTTGACTTGTGCCTCATTTATGTTTCCCACAGAAGATAAGTATTATTTCAAAACGTTGTATTACCTTCCGGAGGCCGCCTTGCACGAGAAACGTTTCCGTGATCTATACGGAGAATGGCGCAGGCATAATCTTATAACCATAACTCCCGGTAATGTGACAGACTATGACTATATCCTCAATGATCTTATGCGAATTCGGGATATAGTTTATATTCAAAAAATAGCCTATGATGCATGGAATGCGACGCAATTCGTGATCAATGCGGAAGAAAAGGGATTTCCGATGGAACCTTTTTCCCAGGCATTGGGCAATTTCAACCGTCCGACCAAAGAGATGGAACGTTTAATCCTCTCTGGAAGGGCTGTGATTGATAATAATTTGATAAACAGACACTGTTTCCGCAATGTTACTATGGCAAGAGATAAAAATGGTAATACCAAGCCTTCCAAGCAGTTTGAGGAAAAGAAGATCGATGGAGTGATTGCCAAACTGGAAGCATTGGGTATTTATTTAGTTTCCCCAAGATACGGAGAATTTTATTGATTTGTCAGACACTTTTTTGGTTATACGTAAAAGTGTCTATAATGAGTATAAAAATTCCGTTTACCGGTATAGAAATAAGAAGGGCAACCAAGCAGGAGACTTCCCGTGTTACTGCTTGGAGTTACACTGGCGCGAGACCCGTGCTTGCCAGCCGGAGCAAGCCTATGCTCCTGTCTACGGTTTATCGTTGCGTTGACCTTATATCGGATAGTGTTGCTGTTCTCCCGTTAAAGACTTATTTGCTCGACGAAGGTGGATTTAAAAAGGAGTATAAGACTCATCCGGCTTATATGATTCTTGATCTTGAGCCGAATGAGGATATGACTCGTTTTGTCTTTTTTAAAACTCTGATGGCTTCTGTCCTTCTGACGGGCAATGGATACGCCTATATAGAAAGGGACCGTAATCTAAATTTATTACAGTTGATATACATACCAACCAGTCAGGTGACGATTGTATATATCGCTGATAAGAATGGCATAATGCGCAAGCGTTACCAGGTAGTAGGTTTTAAAGAACTGGTTGAACCGAAAGACATGATTCATGTCCTTAACTTCTCTTACGACGGCATTATTGGTGTATCTACGTTGACTCATGCGCGTCAGACTCTTGGCATTGCCACAAAGAGCGAAGAGCATGCTTCCGGTTTTTTTGAATCGGGAGGAGCTGTCTCCGGTATCCTGACGGTTGAAGGAAAACGGTTGGATAAAGGGCAGAAGGATCAGATATATGAAACGTGGGATGAGAGAATGTCCCAGCATCCGAACGGAATAGCCGTATTGGAAGGAAACATGAAATATCAGCCGATTACTGTCAGCCCCAAGGATAGTCAGCTTCTTGAAAGCAGGCAGTTCAATGTAGTGGATATCTGTCGTTTCTTCTCTGTATCACCTGTTAAGGCGTTTGATTTGTCTAAATCGAGCTATTCTACCGTTGAGGCTACTCAGCTTCAGTATTTGACCGATACCGCATTGGCTGTAATCACTAAAATAGAGCAGGAAATTAACCGAAAAGTATTTCTCAGATCAGAACGCGGCAGAATTATCGCGGAATTCGATACATCGGCCATTTTGCGTACTGATAAAGCAGCACAGGCCGCTTACTGGAAGGATATGTTTTATGTCGGAGCTGCTTCTCCAAATGAAATCCGACGTGAAAACAATCTTTCTCGTGTGGATAATGGAGATAAGGTTTTTGTACCGGTTAATACTCAGACGTTAGATAACGCTTTAATGCAGAAAATGCCTATTGAAGAAGAGATTGATCCCAGTTTGTCAGACAATAAAACGGTTAATAAGTAAAAGATTAGTTATGGATGAAAAAAGAGAGATAAGAAACACGTCATTTCAGGTCCAGGTGACCGGAGAGAATGAAGAAAAAAGAACTGTTGAAGGTTATGCGCTGCTATTTGATACCCCATCAGATGGATTATCATTTACTGAAGTCATTAAGCGTGGTGCTCTTGACGGAGTATTGGAGAAAAGTGATGTTTTTGCTCTATTAAACCATGATCAGAGAAGAGGGGTTCTTGCGAGAAGTAAATATGGTAAAGGTTCTTTGTCGCTATCGGTTGATGACAAGGGATTAAAATACCGCTTTGACGCTCCCAAAACCGCTCTGGGTGATGAATTGCTTGAGAATATCCGTCGCGGAGAAATCGGAGAAAGTTCTTTTTGTTTCGATGTCGAAAAAGATACATGGGAAAAGAGGAGTGATGGTAGTTGGAAGCGAACAATAGAGAAATTTGGCAATATCTATGATACTTCTCCGGTTTATAATGGGGCGTATAGTAAAACTTCAGTCTACATGCGTGGAAAAGAAGCAGCCGAAGAGGAGCTTCGTCATCGGGAACAGGAAATTCCTGAGTCTTACTACCAAAATATCGAGAAATCATTAAACATTTAATTTATAAATTATGGCAAAAGAAAAAAGTATTACAGACTTGAAGGATGAGAAGAAGCAGCTTTCTGCTCGTTCAAAAGAAATTATTGAGAAGGCTAAAGGTGAAAAGCGCCAGTTCTCTTCTGAAGAAAATGAAGAATTGGGAGCGAATCAGGCTCGAATGGCTGAAATCAATCTTGAAATCGAAGAGAGAGAGGAGGAAAATCGCGGTAAACGTCCTGTGAAGACAGTGACTACTGGAAATAGTGGATTTTCTATTCGTCGTGCTATTTTGGCACAGATGAATAAAACGGAACAACGTGACAGTGAAGCTGCTGTTATTGAAGAGGCAACCAGATTGCATCGTTCTGTAGCTGCTACTGCTGAAAATTGTGGTGAACTGATTCTCCCTTTGTCGTATCAGAAACGTGCGGCGTACACAGCGGGAACAGAAGCGACCACTGGTGTTGTCATTGACGAGGAACAGCAGGAACTGTTGTTACCATTGGAGGCTAACCTGGTACTGTCTCAGGCGGGAGTGCGTATGATGACTGGACTGGTCGGAAACATCTACTGGCCTAAACATACCGCAGCTCAAGTTTTCTGGGAAGGTGAAAATACGGAAGCTAAAGATGGCAAGGGAGAATTCTCTAAAGGCAAGCTGTATAGTCCGAAACGTTTGACGGCTTACGTAGACATCTCTAAACAGTTGCTGATCCAGGAGAATCGTTCCGTGGAAGGATTGATCCGTCAGTTGCTCGCTATTGCCATTGCCCAGAAGGTGGAAAAAACAGCTCTGAGTAATGCTGAGACAGAAGAGAATGTCCCAGATGGTATGTTCCAGACGTTAAGCGACGTTAGCGGAGTTATGGACTGGGGAAAAGTTGTTGAATTGGAAACCAACGCAGATTTAAACAATGCTTTGTTCGGCAACTTGGCATATATTATGCATCCGTCTCTGGTTGGAAAAGCTAAAACAAAAGTAAAAGATCAATCCGGAGCTGGCGGCTTCCTCTTTGGCAATGATGGCACAGGTATGCTGAACGGTTATCGTGCATTGCGTACAAACAACATTCCTAAAGGGTTGCGAGACGCGAAAGACGAGTTCGGTATTGTGTTCGGTAATTGGGCCGACTATTTCCTGGGACAATGGGGAGCAATTGACATGACTGTAGACCCATACACGCAGGCAACTAAAGGTGCGGTCCGTCTGGTTATTAACTCTTATTGGAACATGGGTATGATTCGTCCGGAATCATTCACTATTGCATCAATGAAATAATATGGCATACGTCGAACTACAACTGGCAAAGAAGCATCTGAATGTAGAAGAATCTTTCACTGAAGATGACGAATACATCGAATGTCTTATTGAGGCTGCTGAGGCTGTTGTAGAGAAGGATATATGCGAGGAATTGAAAGCATTGTCCGGAGAGGATGGCAAAAGTCTGCCGGCTCCTCTTCGGCAATGCATTCTTCTGATGGTTGGTCAATATTATGCAAATCGGGAACCGGTTGCTTTTGTGCAGTCAAGTCAGGTTCCATTATCTTATAGCCATTTAGTTTCACTCTATCGGAATTACAACAGATGAGAGCAGGATTATTAAAATATACCCTTGTGTTTGAGGAGCCGGTCGAAGAAAAAACCGAAACGGGTTTTGTCCGTAAGGACTACCGGGAAGTGTTCCGATGCCGGGCATATCGCAAAAAACAGACGCTTCTCTCTGTTGACGAGAGTGCTTACGAGCAGTTTATCGGTCAGACAACGGTCATGCAAGTTCGGAAATATCCGCAAATTAAGTATGGTTGTCGTGTAAAGTACGCAGATAGCGTGTGGGAAATAAAGATGATTGAACCGGATGGCAATGAGCTGACCTTAACTCTAAAAAAGATAGATGTATGATTCAGGTCACGACAATAGACAAAGAGAATATTTACTACCTGATCCGTAATCTTGAAGATTTTGAGAAGGACAAGGCTGTAAGGAGCGGACTCCGGGCTGCAATGAATGTTTTCAGGGTTAAAGGAAGGAGTAATCTTCGTGCAAGGCTGCTCCATCACGGGAAACAGACCAATCATCTGATGAATTCTTTTACAACAAGGGTCAAGAGGAATAAGCTAGGCGCATTGGCTGGCTTTGACCGTCCGGGAGGTAACCATGCCCATCTGGTCGACAGAGGCACTAAGAAGCGTTATACCAAATCTGGCGCAAGTCGCGGTGTTATGCCGGGTAACAACTTTTGGGAGGACGCCCGGAATACGGAAGAAGGAAAAGCAATGCAAGCAGTTCACGAAGGGATCAAAAGAGCGGTTCAACGAATAAATGACAGACGATGAACATGTTTAAAGTGACCAACGAGGTACGCGGCATTCTCCTTAAGTCAAAGGAGATTGTGGGGTATGTGGAGGATAAGATCTTTCCTGTGATGGCTCCGGAAAATACCGCTGGGGATTATATAATCTATCAGAGGGATGGATACAAACAGGAGTATAGTAAAATGGGAGTAGCCCGTCAGACTCCATTGGTAAATGTGATCGCCATTAGTGAGGACTACGGACGCAGCCAGGATCTTGCCTCATTGATTTATGATTCCTTGTCCGGAGCATGGACAGATCCGGATATGTACATTCGGCTTGAAGACTCTACCGAGGGCTTCATTGATAATAAATACATTCAAGTTTTACAATTTTCAATTAGTTCATTATAGTTATGGCAGAAAAAAAATATGATTCGGCTAAAGACATGGTTGTCGGTGATAAGCTGATGCTTTTCGTTGAAACCGGAGACTCTGAACCAAAAAAGACAATTCCAATCGCATTTGGAACCTCATGTAGCATTGACATGAGTGCTGACACGATTGATACGAGTAACAAGATGTCAGGTAACTGGAAAGAATATCTGACAGGGCAGTTGGGATATACCGTCACTAGCGAAAGTATGTTGTCTCTGAAAACAGGGCATTTGTCTTTCGTTACATTAAAGGAATTGATGAAGGAGAGAACACCGATACCTTTTGTGATAGCAAAGACAGAAGAGACGGAAGGAGACTTCCCGAAGGGAGAAGAGTACGTAAAAGGAAAAGCGATTATTACGGCTCTTTCCATGAAGGCAGACAATGGTGCGATCTGTACCAGCTCGGTAACCTTACAGGGAACCGGGCCTCTGGAAGATGGAACCGGTGCTTGATTTTTCGATGTTGTTAAAAAGGTGGAGGCGGTCAGAGATGGCCGCCTTTTTAAATAGTTAGAGTAATGGATATATATTTAATCATAATAACGGTACTTTTTATTTATATGTGCCTTTGTCTTATATTGGATCTTAGAGAAAGACGTACAGGCAAACCTAAGACCTCTGAATCCACTCCTCCGCCAAAGGCCAGAACATTGCCGGGTAAAATGCGATTTAAGAAATGCACCATTAAGATGATTATCCGATGGGAGCAGTTGATGAAGAAACCTTTTTCACAAATAGACTATACCGATAAGGAAGACGTAGACGCCTTACTTTATGTGATGAATATGGACGGAATGAAAGATATGTATACTTATTCTGTTTTTAAAACTGCCATATCAAACGATAAAATATTCAAGGAGCTGATTTCAGGCATAGAGAGGATGAGTATTGTCTCTTCGCAGTTCCAGAAAGCATTGGATTCATCCGGGGGAACTGTAGCTTCAGAATCATGCTTCGTTGGCGAAATAGTAGCTATGCTGATAATGGATGGGCTGGACGCTCATTATGCAATGGAAGAGATGGAGATATATGATCTTCCTTTGTATATCGAAGCGGATAACCGCAAGCGTAGAGAATTTCTGGAGTCCGAAAGATTGTGGACGTATATGACGATCCTTCCTCATATAGACGGCAAGAAACTTCGCTCCGCTCAAGACATGTATCCGTTCCCCTGGGAGATACAGGAGATGAAAGACAAGGCTGAAGCTGAGATAAAGGCCAATGAGGAGGATTTCCGAAAGTTTATGGCCGGTGAATTATTTGATATAAACAAAGTGAATTGGAGTAAAAGTAATTAATTATGGCAAGCAGACTATCATTCTCAATAGCATTAAATTTCTTAACCGAGAATTTTAAGAAGGGAACGAACCAGGTAAAAGCAGCCTTTCGTTCTATGCAGATGCAAGTCCTTACCTTCGCAGCAGCTCTTGGTGCAGGTGGTCTTGGATTAACCAATCTTGTCTCCCGTTTCATTGAGGTGGCCAAGGAATCAAGCCGGGTCACTACGGCTCTGAAGAATGTGTCCGGAACAATGGGACAGTTTGCGGAGAATCAGCGTTTTCTGCTGGATATGGCTAAGAAATACGGATTGGAGATTAACGCTCTGACAGGCAACTATGCAAAATTTACGGCGGCAGCTTCTATCTCCGGAATGACGATACAGGAACAGCGGAAGATATTCGAATCTATGTCCCGTGCTGTTACTGCTTTTGGCATGAGCGCAGAGGATAGCAATGGTGTATTCTTGGCTTTATCTCAGATGATGAGTAAGGGAAAAATCAGCTCGGAAGAATTACGCCTACAGATGGGAGAGCGCCTTCCTATTGCTCTTCAGGCTATGGCAAAAGCTGCGGGAACTAGCGTTGCCGGTCTTGACGAATTGATGAAGAAAGGTAAATTGATGAGCGCAGATGTCCTTCCTAAATTTGCTAAAGCCTTGGACGAAATGATCCCAAATGTTGATACAGATAATCTGGAAACATCTCTGAATCGTCTGAAAAATGCCTTCACTGAGTTGGTCGATGAGGCGGATATCAAAGGCAAATATAAATCTCTTATCGATTGGGTTACTAGCGCAGTAAAAACAGCTACAGAAAATATCAGGAGTGTTATAACTTATGCGATTGCAGCAATCGTGGTGTTGGTAACGAGCAAACTGACTTATAATATAATATCTGCTATAGGTAAGGCTGAATTAGCAGCTAAGGCAGCAGCTCGCCGGGCTGCCAGAGATGCAGGAGTTGCATTTAATGAAATTGAATGGAAGGCAAAAAAATTAAGTGCATCCATTAAAATGGCGTTTAGTAAAGCGATGTTGTCTATTAAAGTAACTCTTGCGTCTATGGGTTTTGCTGCTATATTCGCAGCCATAGGGTGGGTTACTTCAAAATTTTATAATGCCTATAACGAATCAAAGAGAATAAAGGGGCTGTTTGATGATTATTCAAAGCGTATGAATAATATTTCTGCTTCAAACACAGAAATAGTAAAAGTTAAAGCATTGCTGTCCGAATATAATAAAGCTAATTCATCTTTATCTCGTAAAAAACAGATATTAGGACAGATTAATAGCATCCTAGGGACTGAATTAAAAATAAATCAAAATATAGGTAAAGAAACAGCAAAACGAATCTCTTTATTAGAAAGTCAGGCGAGAGCAGAATTGGCCGCAAAAGAAGTTGCAGAAAGTGGGGATGAATTAAGAAAATTAGGATCTAAATCATATAACGGAAAGCTGATAAGCGAAATGGCTCCAGAGTGGGCAATGGCTAGAGGAGACCTGGTTAAAGAAGAGAAGTTTAAGAAAAAATATGGAGTGCGCATGCAAGATGCACTAGGTTTTGAGAATGATTTAAGAAATGAACTGGATTCCTATATTGAGTATTCTAAGATTTTAAAGGATGCAAAAACTAGGCTTGGAAGAGAAGTAAATAAGAGTACGGTAATTACTCCCACCACTACTACAGCTACTTCCACCAAGAAAACTCCTCTTCAAAAGCAGCAAGAATCATACAACAAGCAGCTTGAGGAGTTGGGTGCAGAGTTAGAACTCGGTAAGATTACTCAAGCTGAATACAACAAGGCATTGGGCGAACTGAATATCAAAATGTATGCTCAAGCAAAAGGAACAGGTGATAAGGATGTTCTAGGAAGTACTTATTTCCAAGGCCTTAAAACTGCTGCCGAGAAAGCGATAAGGGATCAGGATAAGAATGCTGCTCTCGTAGAATTCGAAAAGGTTCAAAAGGAATACAATAATAAGGTAAAAGAGCTTCAGTCTCAGGAGTCTAAAGGGCTTATTACTCGAAAAGAGTTGAATGAGAACTTAGCTTCCCTTTCTTTGGATGCCGCAAAATCCGCTGCCAGTATAAAGGGTATTGGAGATGAGGCTGATGTCTTTATTGCAGCAATGAGTCTGAATGCAAAAATGCTTGCGTCTCCCATTAAAATAAAGCCTAGAGACACAACTTTTGATTATAAAAAGACCAAATCCGATATTGCCTCTGAGGAGCTAGAGGCAGCAAAGGAATATGCTGATCAACTGAAAGAGCAGGCCAAAAGCATGGGAAAGACTTTAGAGGATGAGGTTGCCAAATCATTAGCTAATGTCCCTACTTTGGAGAAGGCTTTAAAACTAGCTCAGGTGAAGGAGGATGTAAAGGATCTTACTAAGGAGCTTGGACAAATGAAATGGGATGCCCTAAAAGAAACTGTATCTACCATAGATGGGGTGGCTTCTGCTTTTCAAAGGCTGAAAGATGCTTTTGATCCAGAAACAGAGGCTTCGAGGTGGGAAAAACTGATGGCTATATGGAATACGCTGGCGAGCGTTGTAGATGGAATATTATCAGTAGCAAAGACCATTGAAAATATAACGGAACTTACGAATAAATTAGCTAAAGCTAAGGAGGCAGAAGCGGCGATAGATACTGCAACTACATCTCAAAAGGTTTCTAATGCCGCAACAGGAGCTGCTGCTACCGTTGCGGCTACGACTATTGAGAAAGAGGCAGCTAAAACGGAGGTAGCCGCTAATACGGCTAAGGGAGCTAGTGCGGTTGGAGCAAGTGCCGCAAAAAAACTGCCTTGGCCTATAAGCCTTATTGCAATTGGTGGGGCAATAGCTGCTGCTCTAGCATTGTTTGCCGCTATCCCTAAGTTTGCACGCGGAGGAGTTGTGACTGGTGGTCCATCATCTGGAGATAAAATGCTGGCCCGTGTCAATGCTGGTGAAATGATACTTAATCAGGGACAGCAATCCCGCCTGTTTGAAGCGATTAATTCTGGAAGATTGGGTGGAGGTGGAAATATATCTTCATCAGTCACTACTAGAGTAAGAGCTAAAGACTTGATCCTTACCATTAATAATGAACTTAAATCACAAGGAAAGAAACCTATATCATGAGTTACGGACTAATATACACGATACCATTTGCCACAATTGATAATATCCCATGTGTGGTTGAAATAGAAAAAGACAACTATTCGGGAGAAGTTATGGAACTAAAGGGTGGTAATTCTCCATTTACAATTGACATTGCAGATGATGAATTTCTCTATACTCCTATTCGGTTCAGTACTGCAACAATTCGTGTAGTAGGTAGTGATTATTTGCAGAGTTTGTTTACTACAGCTTATCAAGAGTACCGAGTTGTTTTTAAAAAGAATGGAATAGTAACATGGATTGGTTTCATCAAACCTGAAATCTATACACAGGACTATACTTCAGATGTATTTGAATTGGAGATGGAGTGCATGAGTGCCATGTCTACCCTTGAGTTTATTGATTATGAAGTAGAAGGTAAAAAGAAAGAATTTGTTTCATTATGGTATTTGTTGAAAAGATGTATAGAAGCATCTTCTGCAAATTATAACGCTGTATACCTCCCTTATGTTTATGCGAAAAGTGAGAAAGAATATTTATCTGGCAGTAACATACTATATGATATGAGGGTTAGCGAACAAAACTTTTTCGATGAAGGTGGAAAAGCCATGAAGTTGAAAGAAGTTTTGGAAGAAGTATGCAAATTCTTAAACTGGACTTGCGTAGACTGGAAAGGAGAACTGTACTTCGTAGATTTGGATCATGATGGAGTATATCATAAATATAATGTTACACTAACGGAAAAAGAAGATGTAGGATTTAATAGTATTACGATACAAAATATCGGTTTCGCCGGTTCCGATCATTCTATGGATATTTTGCCCGGATATAATAAAGTGACAATCAAATGCAGTAATTATCCAATTCCTGAGACTTTGAATTTCAGTGTGGATTATGACGATTTAGATCAGTTGGTCACTTTGCCGGATATTGTATCTGGCAATGATGTTTCACATCGCCTACTCTTGAATCCCGGTGATTTGGATATGTATCAATACGAACAGTTCGCACATCGTGTAGACATAAACGGATATAAGAACAATGTAGAGGCGGAAAACCTACTGGGTGCTATTCCTATGCGATATTGTAACTACAAAATGGTTGATAAGGATGGAGGGAAAGTTCCAGATATCACAGAGTATAATTATACTGATATAATAAGAGTGAGGTTAAAAAACAAAGATGGAATAGTATTAGGAGGATATGTTCCCGTTTTTATATTGAGGAGTCCATGTGTTGCTTATCCTCCCGGAGTATTTTGCATTAATGCCTCTGTAAAATACTTCCAGAATGAAGAATTATCTCCTTTGTCAAAAGATAGATGGGGAGGAAACTTAATGATAGGTACTAAATTGTTTATTGGTAATACAGATCTTACGACAGATGATCCGGTACTTGGTAATAACTTGTATAAATGCACATATATATCCTTTGGAGAATACGAGGATGGAGACTATAAAGCTATAATCAATGACAAGAAATTGAATGATCCTTATCAAGGTGCATCAGGTAAAATGATATATTCTTCTCTTACTGGAAGTGGAGTGACAACAGGAGAATTGGAGTTTCAATTGTTAGCTAGCATGTATCCGTCTGAAGTTAACAAGTATGGAGTGTTTTTACAAAACTTTACTGTAAAATTCATCCCCAGAGATGGAGAGGATACTACATCTAACTCAGATCGTATCTACGAAAATGTCATTAATGAAAACTATATTAATGAACTTGATGAGATTGAGTTGAAAATTAGTTCATACAATCATGATGGTGCATGTTATGGAAAAGTTGTATTATGGACCGATTATTTAAGAGATGATCTTTATTCATACATAGAAAGAACTACCATTCGTCCGGAGGAACAGCTTATTCGTAGAATAATCAACCGCTATAATGCCACCCGTGTAAAATTAACTCAAGTGATAAAAGAATCATCAGATATTACTCCGTTATCTCGTTTGTCTGACAATTATATGGTTAATAAAAGATTCATTAATGCAGGCGGATCTATCGACTACAAGATGAATCGTTTCCAATGTGTAATGATAGAGATATGAGCAGTAATATCGTAATAAAAACAAGGGCTATTCCGGCTAGTACTGTTGTGCGTACAGGTGGTGGCGGAGGAGGTTCTTCTTCATCCGGTGGTATTTCTGGGGATGTGGGATTAAGCAAGGATATTCGTGTAAATGCGCCAAAAACAGGTTATGTGAATCCGGGAGACGTATTGAGAAAAGGTATGGGATATGAGCAGATATTCAGAAAGATGCTTTATGCTCCGATGCCGGCTACTCTTGTTGGGAAAATATCGACGGCTAATGACGTTGAATTTGGTTCTAAAAAAGGAGTTTTAACCTATACTGCTACCCGTAATGATAACGGAGCGATGACTAAGGCTTTCTACGACAATAATGAAGAAAATATTCTGGCATTTTCTGAAGAGGACAATAATGGCGTACAGATTGCGACAAGAGAATTGGAAGGAAACTATACAAAAGGAGAAATGTATTTTGCTACAGTCATGTATGCTGCCGGTGAGGATGAAGATATTAAGGAATTGACATTGACAAGTAAGATAAGTGTCAACGTTTATCGTAAGTGGTTTGCCGGGCTGTGTGATTCTGTGCCTCAAACCTCCGATGAGGTACGTAATTTGAAATCAAGTGGTTTATATATAAAGGCGGGAACATATAAGTTCCCAGTAGATAAATGGAAGAAAATAGCGGTTTGTATTCCTGCTGATGAGGTTACTGAATTGACGCTTACTGCTTATCCGGGTAATTTCATAGAGGATACAGGAATTACTACCGGCCCAATAACAATATCTGTTGAAGGAGACAACAAAAGTGCCGCGATTGATTATAAGATGTGGGTTGTTCAGACTTCGGGATTGAATGATGCCGATACATTTACTTTTAAAACTGCATAAGATTATGGTTAAGATAAACGGAAGCAGTTTTGCATTACAATATAAAAGAACGACAGGGAGACCTATCGATTCTACGGCAACTTTCAAAACACTGGAAGATGCGACATCATATGCTCGTAATACGGATGCGGAAGAATACTTTCCTTATCCGGCCCAGATAGTCTCTGTTGAGTCAGATGGAAGTGTGTATAAATTGTTGAAAGATGAGACCATTTCGGAAGCGGATGGACGAAGGCATTATAAATTGTCTCCAATAATGACAGGGGACGATGCCGATGATAAATATCTTAGCAAAGTGGAGGACGATGAAGCCAAAGGGCTAATAACCTTCTTGGCCGGCATTGACGTTAAGATAAAAGCCGTTATCCAGAAACTAATCGCGGAAGACGCAACCTTCTCAAAGGAAATATCATCAAAAGACTATGTACAGAATCTCATTGGTTGGATGATTTCCCCCGACGGACATATCGATGCAAAATCACTCCATCTCCGAGACTTCCTTGAGGTTCCGGAACTTCGCTATAACCGCGTATCAATAACTTCGGGAGAAGACTGGCTTGCTCCCGGTGGTGGTATTATCGAATCCGTAAATGAATCCTCTCAGACTCTGACTTTGAAGCTGGAACCGGGAGAAGTTGCAAACCTTGCGGTAGATGACATTTGCAAGGGTATATTCAACAATAGTACAGGATTCCAAACTTCTTATTTTCGTATAACTCAAAAGATAAGCAATTCGGAGTTTAAATATACTCTTAGAAGCGGCTATTCATATCATCCTCAGAAGGCCATGCATTTTGTGGCATATGGCAATTTCACAAATGCGGAGCGCCAGAAATCTGCTTATTCCACAAAAGACTATAAACGCTATCTTGCAGGAGTCAATAACTGGGAGATAACCTCTTCTATGGTCATGATGCAGCTAGGAGACTTGTCCAATCTGGTCATTTCAGAACTGGATTTGTCCGGATACAGTGCATACCTTCGCAATGTGTATATGACCGGTACGATTAAACAGCTTTCACAAGATGGCACTACAGAAGTCCTTGTTCCCGCATTTAAGGGGGAATGGAAAGCAGGAAAGTATTGGTATTACGATGAAGTTACCCATAACGGCAGCACATGGATATGTATTGAACCTAGTACTACGCAGGAACCGTCTGATTCTTCTACAGACTGGCTGAAGACTATATCTAAGGGTGATGCCGGTAGTCCGGGGAGTGATGGAGAGAATGCTGTTATGTATTACCTGCAACCTTCCGTAAACGTAATAAAGAAGAACGCTGATGGTAGCAGTGAAGTATCAAAGGTTTCCTGTCGGATAATGAAGACGGACGGAGCTTCTACCGTAGTGTCATCTCTGCCTGCCGGTTATTCAATGGACTATGTCATCGATTCCGGGACTGCAAACGGATATACTCCGGGAAACGATATTGCAGTATCAGGAATAACCAGTAAAATACAGTTCCGGCTTTACAGTGAGACTTCGGGAGTGGTGTTAGTTGATCAGCAAACCATTATTGTTCTCAAGGATGGAAGTAACGGAAAGCCGGGAGATGATGGAATAGGAGTACAAGATGTGGATGTGCTTTACTACCTTTCAACTTCTTCTAGTTCTCTTTCCGGTGGTTCTTGGTCGACGACTGCTCCGGCTTGGGTAAACGGAAAGTACATGTGGAGTAAAACGAAGGTCATATATACAGATGGTTCCACAACGGAAACAGATCCGGCTTGTATAACCGGCTCTAAAGGAGCTAATGGCTCCGATGGGAAAGGAGTGGCAAGTATTACAGAACAATATTATCTGTCTACCTCTTCGAGTTCTCTTATAGGCGGGTCATGGTCAACGAGTGTTCCCACATGGGTAAACGGAAAGTATATGTGGACCAGGTCAGTTATCACCTATACGGATGGTTCATCGACTACGACAGATGCTGTTTGCGTCACAGGAGCGAAGGGGGAAACGGGTATAGGAGTAAAGAGTTACAGAGAACAATATTACCTGTCTACATCCTATAGCACTCCGGCAGGTGGTTCATGGTCGTATAATGTACCAAGCTGGACAGATGGTAAATTTATGTGGACGCGAACGGTTGTCACTTATACTGATAATACAACTTGGACGAGCGATCCGGTCTGTGTGACAGGAAGTGCCGGTCCATCCGGTAAGGGGGTAAAATCTTTCGAAATATTTTATTACCTCTCGACTTCCTCCAGCTCTCTTGTCGGCGGTTCTTGGTCTACGACCGCTCCTAAGTGGGAGGATGGTAAATACATATGGACTAAAACTAAGGTTACTTACACTGATAATACAACATATGAGAGCGATCCTGCATGTTTAACCGGCGGACAAGGAAAGACTGGATTGCCGGGTGCAATGCTCCGGCCACGCGGAGAATGGAAACCGAATACCGAGTATTATCACAATGATGCGTTTATTGATACCGTTATTTATAACGGGAATAACAAACTCTGTAAGGTAACTCATACATCTACTTCTACATTTGATTCTACGAAATGGGATGAATTCAATGAGTTTATTAATGTTGCGACAAACGTATTGCTAGCGCAGAATGCGACAATTGACGTATTGGGAACTTCCGGAATATTTGTAGGTAATCTTGAAAAGACGCAGGGATGGATGATAACCGAAGGAGCTATAAAGCATAATGAGACAGGTTTTGAATTAACTGCTGAAGGTGGGATAAATACAGCTAATGGAAAGCTGATATTGACTTCTAATAGTACCGTAATTCGAACTAATACCGGTCAGGACATCGCCTTGTTTAAAGATGTTGATGGGGTTCCGATGATTGATGCCAAGAATATCAATACTGAAAACCTGGTGGTGACATCTGGGGCTATTCTAGGAGGATGGGAGATAAAGGATAATAATATAGTGTCTAGAGATATAGTTGATGCAAAGATTCTTTTAGAGGTTAGCGGTACTCGTTTTTTGCGCATTAATGAGTACGGAGGAGTTTCTTCTCAAGGGGCATATCCTTTTTTGACTATACGTAATGATAATCAAGACTGTATTAATCTAAGCACGTATGGTAAAGGAGGAGTTGCGTTAAGAATCATAGCTAACACTTCTGGTGGTGGGGCTATAGAGAGTTATGGATCTCATAAATTCGGCCAGCGCCGGTATGAGAAATGGGATGCTCCTGGAGTATTATGGGCTGCACGTATTACATCGGGAGGTGGTATATCAAACAGATGGGGAGATGGGTGCTATGTATCCAAAGTCGACAGGACAGATACAGGAAATTATGTCTTTTGGCACGATTTAGGTCATACCGACTATTTTATAATAGCTACAGGCATAAACGAGAATTGGACTATTTGTATAATATCTGATAAACAGGCTAGTACTTTTACAGTAAAGACATTTCATAAGGACCAAGGATGGATCAATAGTGCATTTGAGGTCGCAGTTATAGGAAGAAATAAAGTATAAATATTATGATGAGAATAGACTTTAGAAAAATCGAAGTAATAGACATTGAAGGGAACAAGAGTACCATCGATGTATCGCAGAAGTTTGCTAATGCAATTTATCAAAACACAGGTGATATTGGTGAGTTAGAAATTGCAAGGGAAATGTATAATAATGGTGTGGTTGATCTAACTACGGAGCAAGCAGAATCTTTTAAAAAGTATGCAGAGCTTTTTGTTCGGGCTATTGATCGTTTGTCAGTTATTAATGCTTTGTCAAAAGAATAATAATTGGAAATTTAAAAACAAATATTTATGAAAAAAGTATTTTATGACTCATGGCTTGCTAAAGCTATCTTATTTCCAAGCTATTCAACCATCACTTTGTTTGCTTGGGTATTTACTAAATGGTCCAAGACGGAGGCCAGACAATCAACTATCAATCACGAATGTGTCCATGCCCGTCAGTGGATTGAACTGACTGTTGCATCTGGATTACTCCTATGGGCCGGAGAGTTGGTCTTCGGATACTCAGCATGGTGGTTGGCATTATCTGCGGTTATATTTTATCTATGGTATGTACTCGAATGGTGCATCCGCCTAATCGGTAATATCTGCAATCGTGATGCATACCACATGGTCTCCTTTGAAAGAGAGGCCCGGCTAGCTGAGAGAGACAACAACTACTTGGAGAACAGCCACTATTTTGCCTGGCTTAAATTCTATAAAAAATAATGGAACAGATAAGTCAAATCGTAACGTTAATTGGTGGTGCTATTGCAACAATCCTTCTTCCTCTGTTGGGTGCATTTATGTTCTATGACTCAAAAAAGCGTAGGGAAGCAGCCCAGGCAGAAAAAGCAGAAGCGGATAACATCAGTCAGTATGCAGCAGAATGGAAGGAACTTTATGAGAAAAAAGAAGCTAAAGTTCACGAGTTGGATACTAAGATTGATCAGCTTTATGTTGAAAAGAATGAGGACCGTGAGCGTATCCGGGATTTACAGGCCAAAAACACAAAGCTGGAACTTGAGAATCAGGCTTTAATTTTTAAGAAATGCGAAGTTCGGGGATGTAAAGACCGTCAGCCACCAAGCGATTACTAAATAAAAGAGTATGAGTTGGATCAAAGAAAGTAACCGTCCTAAGCACCTGCTTTACGCTATCCCGGCAGGTGCACTGCTTACCATCTTGTTTGTCGCAGGACTGGCGGCAGGAATGGAATTCAAGGATAAACAATGGGGTGGCAAATGGGACTGGCTTGATATTGCGGCGACATTGATTGGAGGCCTTATCGGTCAGGTTATTCAGACATTAGTATTGATTTTAATATTATAGGAGGAAACATATATGGAGTTAAGAGTAGAAAGACTTTGGAAAAAAGATAAATATACAGTTGGACGTCTGTTTGTTGACGGAAATATGTTTTGTAACACATTAGAGGATCGGTTGCGCGATCTTCCCGCAGAAAAGAAGATTCCCGAACAAACAGCCATTCCTGCCGGTAAATATAAAGTGATATATAATTGGTCCCCTAAATTCGGACGCAATTTACCTCGTTTGCTTAATGTACCTTATTTTGATGGTATACTAATCCATCCGGGAAGTACCGCTGATGATAGTGCTGGGTGTATCCTGGTAGGGAAGAATACTGAGGTTGGCCGTCTCACAGAATCTCGATATACTTCCGATCGACTTAACGTATTGATTGAAGATGCCCAAAGGAAGGGAGAGGAGATTACCATTGAAATTATAAACTAAAAATAGAGGAGAAATAATCATGGAATTACAATTTACAAAAATAGAAGATAAGGACTTGTACGCTGCCGAAGCAGTAGTGAATGCTGATTTCAACATCCACCTTGAGCGAACCGCAGCTAGTCGTTTGAACATCTTTCAGCGTACTCCAACGGAGGGTGATTTCGAACCGGTATTTTTGCCATCCAATGTACAGAATAACACCGGAAAGACTTTTGACTGTGATTTCAGTGCTTTGGTTTATCCCAAAACAATCCGTATTGAGAGCTATTCGGAAGTAACAACAGGTATCTTAACGGAGGCAGAATAATGCTAAACAGGTTATCTTTAAATAAACTGAGTCTTAACCGGGTCGATTTAAACCGAATCGGTGGTCGTGATGTAGGGGTGTCCGGTCGTCCCTACATCGACCCCGAATTACTCAGCCACGTCAAGATGGCTATATCCACCTGGGGCAAGACAAACGACGACCCTGACCGGGCAATCTTGAAGGACTTGTCCGGCAACGGGAACGACATGCGCCTGCTGAACTTCGGATTTGCGGAGGGCAGTGGGTATGGATTACCGGGAACCGACTTCGAAGGCTGGCTATGTACAGACGGAGTAGACGACATGATCGTCAGCGAAAAGACCGTTGACGAAATGATAGGAGATAGCAAGGAATGTACTGTCATTAGCATAATTAACTATATTTCCGATATAGGCTCTGATCATGTCAATGTATTGGGCAAAAGGTTTATCCGGAATAATATGTTCGAAAGGAATGGCCTTAATGGCAAATATTATATTTGTGGATATACGTCCCCAAGTATTAACGAGATAGGAAATGTTACGGTTGTCAATGATATTTTAGGAGATAAGAATGATTTCACTGCTAGCTATCCTACAGCTGCTGGAGTTGCTGATTATTTTTCAGTTATCGGATATCTTGATACAAATAATGTTCCTCGAAAATGTGTTAAAATTGCCTACGCAGGAGGATTCATCGCTAATAAAGTTCTGACCACTGACGAAATCAATCAGATCATCGCCTACTATAACCTTGACCGTCCGGGACAGATCATCAAGCCTCAGTTGTACTACAACATCAAGAAGCAGGGTATCACCAACGAGAACCATGCAGAGTTTAACGATCAGTTGATCGACTTTGTAGGAGGTCACAACATCCAGTTAAACAATATCGGTTGGGAAGGGGAGAGTGGTATCAATAGCTATCCGGTTGTGTTTGGTGCTAATAAAACTTGGGATAAAATGGCTAGTAGTAATAATACTGATTTTATATTTGAGCTTACTGGAAATTCTATCCACCTCACAAAAGCAAATGATAATTTAGCCTTATTGTTTACTTATGTTTATAAAGACGGAACAGTTAATGAAGTTTCTATTCCTACTTTTAAACTCAAAGTAACCGGACTTAAAGAAGGTCAAAATGTTGTTTATAATTATGTTTCGGAAGATAATGTTAGTGATATTACCTCGATTAGAATCACTGAAGATGGAGAATATGTTTGTCCTAAGAGCACTATATTTGTCCCAGCAGAAATTTTATCTAATGTTTGGATAGGATTTAAAGTTAACCCAGAAAATATAGATTTGGATATTACTATCGAAGTCCTCCCCACCATCGAACACGCTCTCAGCCTAGACGGAATTAACGACTTCGGCAAGGTAACCGGTCTCCCTGTTTTGAAGGACTATACAGTTGCTGCTCTTCGCGAATGGTTATCTCCAAAAGGAGACGGAGGTGGGCTTGTCTCTAAATCTAAAGTTATTAATAATGGAGCTTTTATGATTGAGCAAGCAGTCTTTAATGCAGTCTCCGGAATACATACTTACTCATTCGGGCTTAATAATACAGGTCTCTCTAATCCCGATCTATTTAATAAAAGCTATGTTTATCAAACTAAATATAGTTATAATGGTAATTCCATACAAGCAGGTACAGGCGTTGACGGTGACTCTATGTGGTTAGGAACACTGAGAGACAACGATACTAGATTCGCTAAATTAGCATTATGGTCTCTCATGCTCTTCCCCTACAGCCTCTCCGAATTCCTGTTGGAACGTCAACTGAGAAAGTACAAGGCAGGAACGCTGTATCCGGACATGATCGAGTTTAGACCGATTGTAAAGAGTAACATCCCTTACTCCTCGATCTCCTACTCAGTTAATCCGGGAGTGTATGTAACCGAAGGCAGCACGGTAACTATCACCATAACCTTGTCAAATGCTTCTGATAAGCTTGTAGGCGTATCATCTAACGCCATCAGCGACATATCCATATCTGGAGACAATGGAACCTACGAGATAACCGGAAAGGTCACCAAGTCTCCTCAGAAGATCAGCATAGTTATCTCCAGCTACTTGACAATGTTAGGTAACGATACTTTAATTTCAAATGAAACATTAATTAAAAACGAATGATATTATGAAAAAGATATTTGATATAGCAAAAGACAGTGAACAATCGTGGGGCACTTTGGCTACTGCGATTGATGGGAACTTTGAGGATACAACAAAGTTTCTATTAGCAGATAAGATTCCATGCGGAGATAATCTGATTACACAACCAGCAGAATTATCCGAAGGTTGGAGTTATGAAAGTGGTATATATACTCATACAAGCGGATACGATAATGCCCTTGTCTTTTCACTGGCTACTACCAATGGGAGAAAATACCTTGCCAAATTAACAAAAGGTATAGAAGGCAATGAAAATTCAATACAGGTAGGTATCGGAAATAAGACACCGATAGATACGTATAATGGCAATCTGATAGCCTATATTGGAATGATTAGTGACGGTGGTTCTTTGAAAGTATACCCGTCAGCCAAATATGCGTCAACTTTGGAAATTGAGTTATATGAGGTGGTTGATAAGTCATCTGCTAGTCAATTCATAACTTACGGTCGGCAAAATATATATATAAATATAGGGGATAATGATGTATCAAGCTGGTGGAATGTAGCATTGGGATATAATACACTTAAGAAATCTGAAAACTCAACGAGATGTATTGGCATAGGAACAAATTCACTTTCTGAATTGATTTCCGGCTCTCGTAATATTGCTATTGGAACCTATTCTTCTGCATATATACCGAGTGGTAAGGATAATGTCGCAATAGGTGCAGACACTCTTTATCCATCCAGAAAAGAGTGTAATAATAATGTCGCAATTGGGAGATCGGCATTAGGAGGAATTGAACATCAGGAATCTGTTGGCATTGGAAGTGATGCATTAGGTTTTTATTCAGGTGCAGGTTCTTCTCAATGTGTAGTTATTGGTCGTAATGCGGGTAAAAATCTAGTAGATAGTGAAGTAAAGACAGAAGGATGCACTGTTGTCGGATATGAGGCAGGGTATTATGGTAATCAAAAAAATACTTATATAGGCTATAAAGCTGGTAGATATTGTAAAGGCAGCAATAACATCATGGTAGGTGCTAATGGTGGAGGTAGTAGTGTTAATCAATTAAACAATGTAATCCTTCTTGGAAACAATACTAAGGCGTCAAAAGACGGTCAGATGATTCTCGGTTCGACGGCACAAACAGAGGTTATATTACTTGGAAACAAGAAACTTATTTTCAATGAGGATGGCACCGTCACTTGGGAACAGATATAAATCAGTTGATAGGTAATTAAACAGAAAGCGTATGAAATACATTGTATTCCCCTCAGAAAATCTAAATGCTATACCGCAAGAGATGCTCGACGAACTGCACCTGACCCCACGAAAGAGCGTTGACGGTACTCAGGTAATCATGAAGATAGTTCATTACGAAGCTCTTTTCCCGTCCATTATGACCTTGCCATTATTGGACGAAAAAGAAAAAACGGAAAATCCGATTTATCCTTATCCTACCTACGAAGGCGAAGGGTTGAATACTTTATTGTCCGGTCCGGATTGGTCTTCAGATGAAAGTATCATATGAAATCTCTTCCTTGGATATTAGTCTGCCTGCTTGTATGCGTGGTCGTGTGGATGCGTTGTAATCCGCACGATCCTTCGACTGTCTATGTAAAGGGAGATACGATAAGAGTAAGGGACACTATAGTTGACATCGTGCTTATGCCGGTAAAGGAGACCTTAAAGCATACCGATACGGTGTATTTACCGATAATAGTAGATACCACTACCGACAGAACCGTAGAAGGCGACTCGGTCCCGGTGCTTATCCCGATCACAAGCAAGGAGTATAAGACTGATAATTACCGGGCAATAGTTAGCGGTTATAAGCCCAGTCTTGATTTTATGGAAATCTACGGAGAAAAGGAAATCATCACTCTAAAATCAAAGCAAAAACGCTGGGGCTTTGGC